GCACTAGCAGAAAGTATTCTAATTGAAAGCGCTAAAATACCAGATTACAGGTTGGTTTTAGAGTTAGGTCTTATGATGCTCTCAGGGCTTCTTATTGCGTTTGTAATAAACTTTCTAGGAGTAACCGTAGGCTTGGTATCAGCTGGAATTATAATGGCTTGTACGGCATTTGGTGGCTTCTATTTAATACAGCAGAATATACTCGTTGATGTAACATGGAGTTTGCTTTCCATGATTTTTATTTCTGCTCAACAGTTCTGGATAAACTTTAAAAAGCAATACAATCTCAGACAATTAATCAAGAAACAATTTGAACATTATCTTGATCCAAGACAAGTTAAACGCTTGCAAAAAGATCCTACGTTATTACAGTTAGGTGGTACAAAAAGATACTGTACCTTTTTATTCACAGACGTTAGAGGTTTTACAGCCTTATCAGAAAGTTTAGAGCCTGAAAAGGTAACAGAAATTATGAACAAAGCACTAACTATTCAGTCTAATGCTGTTCAAAAGTATGGTGGTATGGTTGATAAGTACATAGGTGATGCAATGATGGCAATTTTCTCAGCGCCTTTAGACTTAGAAGACCACGAAACAAGAGCAGTTATGGCTGCTCAAGCAATAATGTCAAGAATGGAAAGAACTGACTTAGGTATTAAGATAGGTATAGGAATAAATTCAGGCTATGCAATACTTGGTAATCTTGGTAGCACTACACGATTTGATTATACAGCAATTGGAGATGCTGTTAATACCGCAGCTCGATTAGAAAGCGCTACTAAAGAAGTAGGTGTCGATTTACTAATAGGAAAAACAACGGCTGATAAATGTAGTATTAAAACAACATTTAAAAAAGATATATTTGTTAAAGGAAAGGAGCTACCACTAAAAGTTTTTGTACTAAAATCTTGACAAAACTGCAGGGGGCTATATACTATATATATTGGTGTGGCATAATGTGCGCCAATATAATTATAACTTGCTTAATATAAAAAGGAGTATACAATCATGCCTAATAAATTCTTATTAGATTTAACACGACCTATTTTCTCTAACTATTTCATTGGTTTCGATAGATTATTTAATGATCTATGTGAAATGCAAAGACATGGCAGAGAAATGCCAGGTTGGCCCCCTTACAACATGACTAAAAAGGATAATACCTACAAGCTCAGTATGGCTGTTGCGGGTATTTCTAAAAAAGATATTTCTATTATCAAAGAAAAGAATATCTTAACAGTCTATGGAACTATGGATAACAAAGAAAAAGAAGATACTATATACCAGGGAATAGCTGCTCGTAACTTTAAAAAAAGTTTCAATATCGCAGAAGATATTGAGATTAAAGATGCTGAGTTAAAGGATGGAATGTTGACTATCGAAATGGAATGCATTGTTCCTGATGAAGATAAACCTGTTACTATAAAGATTAAATAAACCTCTTTTTTAGAACTAAAATCTTTGCCTGTGGTAGGGTATTGCCTAGTTTTTTAAGTGTGAAGAAAGAGCCATACAGGCTCTATATCAGGCTTCAGGAGCATCTTTAAGGATACTTCTAGCTCTATTATCTAAATCTTCTGGCTTTATGTTCCAATGATTTAAGAGTTCCATTGTGAGGTATGTTTTTTTATTGTGATCTCCAACAGGTCGAACATTATATAAAGGACAATCTTTAGTTGTACACGCAGCTACCTGTTGTCTCCATGTTCCTTCGTCTAATGGATCATAAGACATATCTTTACACATATTATCTATTGCTTTTCTTAGACTAGGGGTTTTAGTTTTCATATTCTTATCCTTTTCTAGCGTTTAAGTCAGATTCAATTTTATCGTGTACTTCATCTAATTCTCTAGTTGCACTTCGCATTGTAGATTGAAGAAGATTAAAGTCTTCTCTGGTTAAATGTTGTTTTAATTTTGTAATATCAACTGATGTTCTTTCAGTAATTAGTTGCCCTTGCTTATTAAATAAAACTTCATAGCCTAGAAGTTTAGCTTCTTTTCTTTTCTTTCTGGCCATTAAATAATCTCACAAGTACCTGCACTACAGGCAAGCTCTTTAGTATTCTCAGTATTATCTTTAGTTTCATACTCAGTAATAGCTGACCAGTCAACTTTGTCTGTAGTTTTCTTTAGCCATTTTCTATATTCGTTATAGGTTATTTCTTGATAAGGTGCTTGTTTATAAGAATGATCTGAATATGGAAGAAAAGAAATGCCTGATATATCATCAAAGTTTTTATATACCCATGCACCTACTTCTAACCATTCAGATTCTTTAACAGAGATTGTTACAGAAGGTTTATGTTCGCACCATTTATCTTGATAATCTTTCCATATTTCTAAGTGTTCAATAGCTGTTAAGTTATTTCTAGTCTTAGCACCTTTAGGACTTTTAATAGGAAAATAAAATACATAGGTATGTTCAGGTTTAGTTATATCATCTTCATGGTATACTCCTGCATCAACCATCATCCTAGCTAAAGGATCTTTCTTATCAGCTCTGATGGTACGAAGATAGTATGGGCTATGTCTAGTGTGAATACCAGAAGCACTGTCGACCAGTTGGCTAACTGTTCCACTAGGCTTGACGCAAGTAATTGCAGCCGATTGGGGGATGCCTAGTTTCTTAGCCCATACTTTATTGATAGATATAGCCACATTCTTTAATGCTTCTAAATCTATCTTGCCATTTATCATATCAATATTATCCATTATACCTGTAAGTGATACACCAAGTAGTGCTTCTTCTTGAGTATTGTTTTTCCATTTACTTGTCAGGTATCTAAAATTAGTTAAGGTTGCCTGGAACGTACCCAATATAGTAGCTGCTTCTACTTTCTTTCGTAGATTTTCCATAGTATCGTCAGGTCTAACAACAACTTCAGTAAGATTACAGAACTGCTTATTTCGTAGTATGATCTCACTACAAGGATTAGTACCGAAGTCTGTATACTCTTCGCGCCTTCCGTTCTTAGCAGATTGTTTCTCTGCTGCCTGTCGATTAAAGATACCACGCTCACCACTACGACTCTCGTATAGGGATAACCATTCTCTCATGAACGCACCTATCTCTGAAGAATCTGTATAGGCTACAGAGTTATTAGATAATGCTCTCTGCTGATTATCTTCCCACCAAGCACCTGACTTAGCATTGCGCATACGCTCGTCTGAGAGGTTGCTGAGAGAGATTAAAGCACTTCTCCGTACTCCGCCTACCACTACCACTTCTGCGACCTTACACATCAAATCATGGCAGTCAATGGATACTAATTTATTGTGTCCTTTATTTATAGCGTCTGCAAAGATATTAATAGTAAAATCAAATAATTCTTCTAAGGGATCTGGACCACTAGCGCGACCACCAAAAGTTTTAAGCCTAGCTCCATAAGGCCTTACATTAGAGACATCCCATCTAGGTATTTGACCTGAATAAAGCAAAGAGAGAAGTTCTTTATAAGCTTTAGCCCATCCTATTTTAGAATCAGCAACCTTTATTATAGTATCTGTATGGTGTAGTTCTTCTGGAAGATCTGGTAATTGATTAATATATTGCCGTTCAACACTAAAACCTACACCCGTTCCACACATAAGAATATAAAGCGTTTCATCAAAAGCTCTAGGGCTATCAACAGCAACATAGCTACAGTTGAATCCTGCTACATTGTCCTGCTCTAAAGCTTTACCTGCTGACATCAATGCTCTCATACTTGGCATAACATCTAACGTAGATACAGCAGTTTCTAAAGTCTTTCTAATAGCAAGCCAAGTAATATCTCCTATGTTGTGTTTCTCTTTTAAATGTATTTCAAAGAAATCAAAGTATCGAGATACTGTTTCATCCCAAGTTTCTCTACGTTTTTTTTCTTCGTTCCATCTAGCATATCTACTAAGATGAATAAATTGTTGATAGTTAGTAGGTAAGCCTATATTTTTTGTTTGCATATTAAATTCCTATTTGTTCCACCCTTTTCTAATTTTACCATCTCTCATTGGTACGTATTGAGTTAATTCTTGTTGAGCTTCTTCTTCTGTAAGATTATTTAATCTTTTTGTTTCTTCTCCATATAATATTATGGCGTAATGAATTAGTT